GTTCTCATGTTGAATTAATTAAAAAATCAGCAGGCGATTTACCAGTACTTCTTCATCCTGTTGAAGGTGTAACACAAGAATGTGATATTCCCTTTCCGGTCCGAATGGCATGTTACAAACAAACGTTGAAATATTTGGGAAATGCTACTTTATCAATCTTAACTCTAAGTATGCGTATGGCAGGTCCTCGTGAAGCTGTATGGCATGCTATGATCAGAAAAAATTATGGTTGTACACATTTTATTGTAGGTAGAGACCATGCTGGTCCATCTTATAAAAAGAAAGATGGTTCTTCATTTTATGGTCCTTTAGATGCTCAGAAACTAGCAAAATCACTTGAAGAATCTATTGGTATTAAGATTGTTACATCCGAAGAAGTTGTATATTGTGAAGATATTCAACAATACAAAACTCTTTCTGAATCAGTAGGTCATGTTGTAAAAAATATTTCTGGAACAAAGTTTCGTTCTATGCTAGAATCTAATGAAGATATTCCTGAATGGTATTCTTATTCTGAAGTTCTAAAACCTTTAAAAGAATTTTATACTAAACAAAAAGGTTATTGTTTTTATTTTGTAGGCTTATCTGGTTCAGGTAAATCTACTTTGGCAAATGCATTTAAAGGTAAATTAGCAGAAGTATTTCCTTCTCGCGAAGTTACTTTATTAGATGCAGATGAAATCCGAACAAATTTATCTAAAGGACTTGGATTTTCAAAAGAAGATAGATCAACTAATGTTCGAAGAATTGGTTATGTTGCTTCTGAAATTGTAAGACATGGTGGAATTGTTATAGTAGCAAATATTGCTCCATATGAAGAAGATCGTGAATACAATAAACTATTAATTTCAAGTTATGGTAAATATGTAGAAATCTTTGTTGATACACCCTTAGAAGTTTGTGAAGAAAGAGATGTAAAAGGATTATATAAACAAGCAAGAGCAGGAACTCTAAAAGGATTTACTGGTATTTCTGACCCATTTGAAAGACCTACGAACAGTTTATTATTAGAACCTATAAACTTAAATGAAATGATTGAAAAAACTAATAATTTATTATTAGAATTATTCAAATAAATTTTTATATATTTTTTTAATTTTTTCTTGTTCATCAGCTTTATGTTTAGCTAATTCTATATTTAATAAACTTAATTTTTCTTCTTTAATTTTTCCAACTTCTAAATCAACCATAAATAATCTAGATTGTCTTATCTGTTCTATTTCTTTCTTAATTTTTATCTCTTCTTCTTTAAGACATGTTTCATTAAATTCTTTTAGTTGATCTTTAATTGATTCTCTCTCATCTAATAATAATTTATCTCTTTCTTCCTTAACTGTATCTTTTAGAAATTGTTTATGTAATTCAATTTTAGTATTTAACTGTTCTTCTAAAAGTTTAATCTGTTTATTGTGATCTGCAATAACAGATTTTTCTAAATCAAGTTTTAGAGAATTAAATTTTTCAATATATTGTTTTTCTTTATAATCATATCTATTTAATAAATTACTTATATTTGTTTCATATTCAGTTTCAATTTTAGTAGAATTTGCTTGTAATTTATGGTTATATTCTTCTTCAAGTTTTAATTTAAATTTACTTTCTAATTCGGAATTTATTTTAGATTTTTCTTCAATTAAAGATTTTTTGATTTGTTCAATTTCATTTAAATGAAATAATTCACGTTCTTCTTTTAATTTATCTTTGATCTTATCATTTTCTCTATTTATAGAATCAAGTAGATTGGATTTTTCAATCTCAATTGTTTTTATATTATTATCTTTATATCTTTGTAAAATTTCACTAATTTCTTCAAGTTTTTTTGCTTTTAATATTAATATATCATTATCACTATCATTTTTTCTTTTTTTAATATCTTCTTCTAATGCTGTCATTTTTTCATTATAATCTTTTTCAAAAGTTTTTAATTGTTTAATCTGTAGTATAGATTTTTCTGAAAGCAATTCTTCATCAGTAATCTTCTTTCTTTCTTCATAATAAATATGCATTTGAGAATTAATATCAATATTAATTAATTCTAATTTATTATTCTTATAAATTTCAAGTTCAGTATTTATATCGGCAATTAATTTTGTTTTATACTCTGAAGTTTCTTTATTTATTCTAGATGATTCTTTTTCTTCCATTACTTCAATTGTTTTCTTCTTTATTTTAGAAAATTCAATATCAAATTCAAGTTCAGCAGTTTTAGCTTTTTCATTTTTTAAATTATCAATATAGCTATCAACTTTTTTCTCCCATTCTTCTTTGTATTTTTTAATATTTTCTTCCAGTTTATTCATTTCATAACCTTCATTTTGGTTTAATAATTTTATCTTTTCACTTTTAATTATATTGATTTCTTCGTCCATTAGAGCAATTTTTTCATTTTTAATTTCTAACATTTTTAGTTCAATTTCATTTAATTTAGAAGAATAAATAGAAAAATAATCTTCATTTGATTTTTTATCAATTTCTTGTTTTTTATAATTTTCATACTCAGTTAATAATTTTTCTAATCTTTCTCTTTCTTTTAAATGTTCTATATTAACAGAATGTAACTTATTTTTTCTTAAATTTTCTATTTTTTCATCAATATCTTTTAGTTTTTCTTGTTTTTCAATATTAATTTGAGAATTTAAATTTTCATATGATTTTTTTGTAAATAATTCTAGTTCCTCTTTAAATTTATCATAAGCTGATTGTTCAGTATTTTTCAAATTTTTATTAATTATAGCTAATTCATCATTTAATTTTTGATTAGTTAATGTTTGAATTTCTAAAACTTGTTTATTTTTAAATTCTTCTATTTCTAATAAACTAGATTGATAGTTATCTTGTATATTTTTTTCTATTTCCTTTATTCTGTCTTGTTTATAATTATCTAATATTTTGTTATTTTCTTCTTTATCTAGTTGTAGTTGTTTATTAATTTCTAACTCTTTATTATTTTTATATAATTCTAATTCTTTATTAATCAATTCTTGTTTTGATAAAAATTCAGAATTATATTTTTTTTCATAATCACTTGTTTTTTGTGAAAAATGATTTTTATATTCTAAATAAAAATTTGAAAATATTTTATTTTTTGTTTCATTTATTATTACTTGGTCTTCTACTGGTAAAAAATCAAGCGGTTTGTTTAATATTTCATAATCAATACATTCTAAAGCTTGTTCATTATATTTTTCAAATGATTCTATATCTGGCAATGTAACATCTAAATAATCGTGAAAATATAATTGTTGTGTTACATAAATTATAGGAAAACTATTCATAAAATAATTATTTTTATTTAATACATTATAAGGACTGTATTCAAAAATATATGATTTAAAAATGTTTGATAAATTTATAAAACTATAATTTTTAATTATCATTTGTTGAATTAATAAATTTAAAGAACCATAAATATTTACATATATATCATACAATTCATTTATTTTTCCATTTACAATAAATCCATTAAATTCAAAATTATGTGATTCATTTTGTTTAGTAATTGATAAACAACATTCACGATCATTATTTAATTCATTTAAAAACTTTCTTGAAGAAATTAACCCTATCTGTTTTTCTTGTAAATTATTTAAAAATATACTTGATAGATTATCTAAAACTACACTATCATACAAAAATATATTTATAGCATCATTTTTAAAATATTGAAATATATCATAAAATTGTATTCCATAAAACTTTGAAAAGTTTAAGTATTTAACCTTATCATGATTAATTCTTTCTTGTTGACTATCAATATTATTAGTAATTAAATATATTTCAGTTATTTTATCATTCTCTAAATTCTTTAAGATTGCTTTTTTAAAATTTGGGGTCATCGTATCAGGTAATAAATGAAATACATTTATTTCAAATATATTATTGGTATTACTTTCTTCTAAACACCCATTTAAAAATATTGGTTTAAACTTGGTGCATTTATATCTATTTTTTAATTGCGTAATATGTTGAGAAAACTTATCTTCCATGTCTTTATAAAAATGTGGAAAAGAAATATAGTTGTTAAAACGCAACCGAAGATTGCTAATAATAATGTTAGAAATGATTTAACCAACGCCATTCAATATAATTTACATACCAAAGAACAAGATAAACTTGAATTAATAACAGCGCCAACTAATGGTATTAAAATATATGAATCACCGGCAGGTATTCTTACTTCTGTTTGTATATGTGTATTAATAAATGATAAAAATAATATACAAATTATTATAGAAAATCTAATAAAATTAAGAGAAATATTTAAAAAAACATTTATTGTTTTTGTATCTTATAATATGGATATTTTATATCGAGAAGTCTTATCTAACTTAGAAAATTGTTTATTGATTAATTCAACTAACTATTCAGAAGAATTTCAACTTAGAAATTTGTATCTAAACTTCTTTCATGAAAATAGAAAAATGTTTAATTTAATGATGGTAATTGATCCAATTAATCTTTATTGTCCTATTAATAGAAAGTCATTTAATTTCTTAGAAAATTTAGATTTTAATGTAGCATTCGCAAATCAATCTTATAAATATTACGATATTGATTCATTAATTGATGATTATAAAAATGGCTCTACTATAACAGATCCAGAATTAAAAAAAGAACAACAAAAGCATATTTCTATAAATAATGAATTAATTCCAGTAAAATCAGCTTTTGGCGGACTAGCTGTTTATAAAACTGAAGTTTTAGATCTAGATAATAAATATACTACTGATAATCATATAACTTTTAATTTAAAAATTTCAGAAAAATATTCTAAAATGTTTATAGTTCCTTCTTTTTTAGTAGAAACTTCACCTGATAATGCTTATTTATATTTATGATTTTTTATGTAAAATAACATGGTTTGGATAAATTTCATTTATTTGCTCAAATGTAATATCTTTATCATTTGCTGGAGAACAATTAATAATAAAAGTATTATTTATAAATTTACTTAAAATTCTTCTATGATATATAAATTCTTGATCATTCAAATGATTATGTTGTAATACTAAACTTAACGATACATCATAAGGTAAATGATACATTTTATTAAATCGAACATTATATTTTATATAATATTCTGTTTTTTCAATTAAATATTTTAAATCATTTGAAGTAGTATTATATATTGCTACACCATTCAAATGATTATTAATATTTTCATGTATATTTCTGTTTCCTACAATATTACCAACATATCTACTTCCAGAAATAACATAATCAGATAAACTCAAAACATATTTTTTTATTTTTTCAAAACAATCTACTTTTAATATGCAATCTGATTCTAATAATAATACTGATTTATATTTATAACAATACTTAATTCCATAAAAAAACATAATATTAGGACCTGAGATTAATCCTAATTCTGGAATTTGGCTATTTGGTTCAGGTCTGTTTATATTATATACATCATCTTCTTTTTTAATATTCAAAATCTTAATATCGATTAAAGAAAATATATCAATTAACTTTAATTTTTGATTAAATATATCTTCATCATAATTTGAATTGTTAATGATTATACATAACTTTAATCCATTATATTTCATATTCTGAAATTGGTTTATAAAATTATAAAATTCTCCATTATTTATTTCTTTAGAAGTTATTAATAATAATACAGTTTCTAAGTAATTAGAAGACATTAATTTAACTTTGTTTTTTTTATTTAAAAAAATAACGTAAATAGTAAAGATGCCCTCTTCTAAAACTTTAAGAGTTCGTGGTTCAAGAGCACAAGTTATGCATGGAACTGCTGAGAAAACTAGTGGTGGCTTAACTAAAAGTGACCTAGAATATAATAAACATGGTCGTATAGTATCTAAAAAACGAGCGCAGACAATGAGAAAGAATATGTTTTAAACGCAATGAAATTATAAAATAAAAATGCCAGATTATATAGTTGAAGCTAAAACAGTTCAAACTGCTGCGATTCGAACTTTAAAAGAAGCTTTGAAATGTATTTTAGTTGAAATGAGTTTGATTTTTGATAAAGATGGAATTCGTATGATTGCTATGGATAATACTAGAACTGTATTAGTTCATTTGAAATTACATGCCGATAAATTTGAAAAATTTATGTATAATCATAAAGCAAATAAATTTGTTATTGGTGTTAATACAGATCATTTGTATCGTATTGTTCGTACTGCTACAAATGATGATACGGTAACTTTTTATGTTGATTCAAATGATTCAAATTCTCTTGGAATTTTACTTGAAGATGGTGAGAAAAAACAAGTAACTCGTTATAAACTTAACCTTTTAGATAGAGATGAACCTGATATTCAATTACCTGAAACTGAATTTTCTACACATTTTACTATGCCTTCAATGGATTTTCAAAAGATTTGTAGAGATATGACTTTATTAGGAGCAAAAACTGTAGAAATTAAAAATGTAGCTTCATCATTGACATTTGGATGTAAAGGGCATTTTGCTACAAGAACAACAATTATGGGAGATTCAGAGAATGAATTTAATATTAAGAAAAAAACAAATGATGATATTGTTACAGGAAGCTTTTCTTTACCTCATTTAGTTTTATTTACGAAATGTACTAATTTATGTAATAACTTAGACATTCATATGAAAAATGACTGGTTTTTAATGATTAAATATGTTGTAGCTAATCTAGGTGAAATTAAGTTATGTTTAATGCCTTGTTCAACTTAATCTTTCCATTTAAAAATTATTTTTAAAATTAATGTAAAGCATGTTGCCATAATTATAGGCATTATATGCATATTTCCATCTTCATGATCGTTTATAGCTGTTCCAAATAAATGATCCATAAAATCAGGTCCATAATGGAAATTTGTATTTCTATGATGCGTCTGATGGATTTCATTTGAACCAAATATAGAATAGTTTATTATATGTCCAAATGTCATAGTTAAAGTAATCATAATAACTACACTTGGTGAAAATATACGATAACCAATATAATGTTGTATTATTAAAGGTAATCCACAAAAACAAAACATTTCAAATAAGAAATCAATGAATAATTCCCATGATCTATCTATCTCATATAATTTAATATGATGAACTTGTGTATGTAAATTTAAAGGAAAATCTGGAAATATATGTAATAATCTATGAAAGAAATAATAGTGACAATACATTGAAACTAATTCAAATGGAATTGTAAATACAGATAGTTTTTCAGGATAGGTTAATAAAATACAAAAATAAAAAGGCAATACTCCTATAAAATAATACATTTTTACCCATTTGGGAAAATATGTATCAAAGAATTGGATTATAAATGGTATGATAGAATCTAAACAATAATAAATTTTATTCATTGTTAAATATCTGTAAAAAAATATATTTTAACAAACTTAATGATACTTGTTATTTGTGTAGGAATATTATTATTTGCTATTTGTAGTCCATTTTTATATTCGTGTATAACATGGAATTATTCATTGGCATGTTTGAGTCTATTATCATTATATACTAACTTAATCGTATCAGTTGTCTTATTAATAATTTATTTTATTTTGCCTACAAGAGCAATAGATTATATATTAGATTTATCTAATAAATTATTTAGAAGTGCATTCTTATCTTCTATTGAGAAAACAGAAGATAATATTAGAAAAACATTTTTAATCAAAGTATTATATCCTATACCTGAAAAATCAATAAATATATGGAGTCCACATGGAATGTCAGGTGTGACAGCAGTAATACATAATGGTTATAAATTAACAGATCCATCTTATAAACCTACTAAAGGTGTAGTTCATTCATTCTTTTTTTGTGTTCCTGTTGTAAAAGACATTATTAGACATTTGAATGCTATTCCTTCTGATTATTCAAGTATCAAAAGAACACTTGAACAAGAATCTATATCTATAACATTAGGTGGAGCAAAAGAAATGGGTATTTTTAAAGAAAAAAGATTAGACGTTGTAGTTAATAATCGTAAAGGAATATTTAAAATTGCTTTAGAAACTGGAATACCAATTGTTCCTATAATTACATATGGTGAAAATGAAATATTTCCTAGAAGTAATATTGACTTTTTTGACTACATAAATGATATTTACTATTTCTTGTTTAAAGTAAGATTTCCATTCCCAAGTTTAACATCAATTCAAAATTGGAAAAATATTTCCAAACATCCTCTTGAACCTATTCATACATATACAGGAAAACCTATCTTAGTAAAGAAAATTGATAATCCAACTTCAGAACATATAGAAAGATTGAAAAATAAGTATATTAAGAGAGTCAAAGAATTGTTTAAAGAAACAAATAATAGAGGTTATAGTTTGAATATTACTTAGGACGAGATTTATGTGCTGTATAAGTAACATCTGAACCAATTTTAAGATGTATCATATCATGATTCAAGTTATCAATAGAAGATAATGCTGTAACCGTATTCCAAATTTTAATGATAGAGAAAGGACCTTTTGGAGAAATAGTTATACCTGCCAAAGTTTCTTTGCGATTTAAAAGGATTTCATCTGTAATACAATTTACCATAGCATCTATCCAAATATCATAACATTTAGAAGCTTCAATTTTCTTTGACCATGCACCACCTGCTTCATTCTCAGGCGCATCCCAAAGAGGTTTGAAACCACGACGCATAAAGAAGAACATTCCTGATTCCCAAGCTTCACGAGAAATTGAGTCAATAATACTCCAAAATTGTTGAATAGTTGAAATATCTACAACTTTTAAATATGATTCAATAGAATAGTCCTTGGATTCAGGGTCGTGATACCATAGAATCCAAGAATATTGGAGCTTTGTTGTCTCCATTTATTGTTTGCCTTGTTAATAACATTTAAGTAAGAAACGGATTCGTTTTTCATTTAAATAATTCTTAAGTATAGCTAAATAATGTCCTTAACAGCAAGGATAGTATACGAACTAAGGTCTTGCCAAAAACTGGCATTGCCTCAAAGTGTTCATGAAAACATCGCAAAATTACGTATTATTCCTATGTCATATAGACCTGTACGCCCCCCTCCTAAATTTTATAGTTCACGTTCACATATAGATGAAGAAAATTGGAGAGCAAGTGTAATTAAAAGTTCTCTTCGAAAAGTTCAAGAACATGACGATCCTGATTACGCAAATGTATTTGGAATTCTAAATAAACTTTCTATTTCTAATTTTGAAAAATTAGTAAATGAAATAATTCCTATTCTTGTTAAACGTAACGAAGAATTTCGTATTAGATTTGTTACACTCGTTTTCAACAAATCTATTAGTGAAAATATGTTTGCATCAATTATGTCGGATTGTATTTTAAGAATTTCTCAAGTCATTCCTGAAATTAAAAAAGATATTTTAGAGCAAATTCATTTATTTCCAAAATTGTATGACATGAATGAAACAATTACATTTCCTGAACGCGAAGATCCTTTATTTCAGGATAAGCTTAAGTTATGGGTAACACAAAAAGAAAAGAGACGAGGATATTCAAAATTTATGACTTGTTTATTTATTCACAAAATTGTTTCGGAAGAATTAATGCTTGCTTCTTTAAAGACGATTGTAGATGATTTGAATGTAATTGCTCGTCAATCCAAAGATTCACAAACAGAAGAAAATACAAATCAGTATGTAGATTTCTTGTTTGAAAGTTCTAAAAAACTTCGTCCTGATTCTATTTCCATAAAACAATTTCTTAAAACTTCATTAGAAGAATTTATTAAGATTCCTCGATCTGAAATACCAAGTTTATCTATGAGATCCAAATTCAGAATTGAAGATATTTTGAAATGCGTTTAATAGATTAAAGTTCTTAACGTATAATAGAATAAATGGCATTACCTCCTGCTAGTGTTTTATTACGTGCCGCTCAAATTGCTCTTGATGATGATCGTCCTATTTATCTAGATTATTACAGAGATTCTATAGAAAAGAAATGTTGTATCGGTGTCAAAGAAAATACAAAATATCTTGTAAAATCCGATAGTGAATATACATCTAGTATTGAGTCTGTTTTTAAATGTGAAGAATGTTATATTGTTATGACTGAAAATAGTGTATATGTAGTTTCCAAAGAAATTCCTATAAAGAAAATTCTCCAACCTACACAAACAGAATAAATATAATATAATGCAGTATCCTCCTCCACATTATCTTTTATTTGAACCTTTGAATGATAAAAATACATTAGATGAATGGAAAATCTATAAATCAAATAATCAAACGTCATGTGAGTTTATGGAAATTGATGCAGCAGAAATTAATTCCGTTGATACTTTTGCTCCATGGTTTGATAATTGGATAACACAACTATCTTCAACAAGATATCGTGTTTTACTTATTTTACATTCAGATTTTTTAACTTTTTCATGTCAACAAATGCTTAGAAGATCTTTAGAAAATAGATCTTTTAAATGTAGAGTATGGTTTCATGTTGAAGACCCAACATTAATTCAATCAGCAATTCAAAGTCGTTGTATTATAAAACGAATGAATACTTTTATACATAAACCTATTATAAATATAATATGAATGTTTGTATTTTCACAGATGGGGCATGTTCCAAAAATGGTAAGAAAAATTCCAAAGCAGCATGGGCATGTTGGTTTCCTGAACACAAAAAATTATCAGATTCAGGAAGAGTCCCTGATTCTGATATTCAAACTAATCAAAGAGCTGAATTAATGGCAATTTTCAAGGCAATTGAAATAGCATTAAAATCGTTTTCTCCAAATGAAACTTCTTTAAGTATTTATACTGATTCTATGTATTCAAAAAATTGTTTAACTTCATGGTTACCTGGATGGGTAGCAAAAGAATGGAAAACTACACAAGGTAAAGATGTATGTCATCGTGATATAATTGAACAATTATCTTTGAACTTATCTAAATTTAAATCTTATAATATAGTTCATGTTTTAGCACATACAGGAAAAGAAGATGAACTATCAAAGAATAATGATATTGTTGATAAAATGGCAACAAAAGTTTTAAATCCGAATGAAGATAAAGTTATTTCAACAAATAAACAAGAATCAATTACTGGATTGCCTTTATCATTAATGGGTCCTCCAATTTCTGAATCTTCTATTTTGGAATGGTGTTATAAAAATATGGATAAGATAGATAAAAAAGAATTAGATACAGCTATAATTTCAGCCTTATCTAAAACTCTAAAAAATAAAGGATTTGAATTATCAAAACAAAGATTACACAGGTCAAACATGTTTAGGTTAGTTTCTAAAAACCATTTAATAGTAGAAGGTCCAGTAATAATAAAAGAAGAATGACAACTGTAGCATATCATTTCTGGTCTCCTACATGTCAACCTTGTAAAGTTATAAAACCTTCTATTGAACAATTAAAAGAAGAATTTTCTGGCGTTCAATGGATTTCTGTAAATCTTCATGAAGATCCTCATGATTATGCTTTGAAATATAAAGTTACAGTTGTTCCTACAATTGTAGTTGAAACATTAAAAGATAATAAATCTATTCTAATTGAAAAACAATCAGGAACAAATCTAATAAATTATTATCGTATTTTGAGAAATTCTATTCGACAACTGTCTCTGTAATTAATTCACCATTTTTATATGCTTCACATACGAATTGATCTTGGTCGTTGGGAGCTGAACATGTTCCAACACCTGGGGTTCCATCATTTCCTTTAGGAGCACCTAATAATCCAGTTGGTCCAATAGAAGAACCACCTTTATTCAACCCATATTTTACGGCTGCCATTGAAGCAGAACCAAGACCAATACCTGCAATCACAGCCAATAAAACTTTTGTAATAGACCATCCATCATCAGCACAATTTTGTAATACTAGTGTTATATGCCCTATTAATAAAATGGCAAGTGTTACAGAAGGTGCAATAGTTGAAATTCCTCCACCACTTAACCATTGTAACATTAAATAATGCCATATTATAGTTGTTACTAAAATTATACTTGGTGGTAAAATACTATTATCAAAGAAAGGCATTCCGGAAATATAACAGAAAAATTTGTTTCCAATAGGATTGGCAATCCTAGGAGGGTCACCCCTCGCGCCCGTCGAGCGCCAAGCAGCTAACCTGGAAACCAAGTCCGCTTCACGAGGACTTAAAGAAAAACTTCTAAATACTCTATTTATTATAAGACCTAATATTGCAAATGCATTAGGAATTAATGCAGTATAAGATTGAAAAATAATACTATGTAAAAATCCAAATGAAAATACAGCTGTAGGCGAATATTGAATTAAGTCTGTAAAGAATTCTTTAATTACTTCAAGCATATCAAGAGATAAGTATGGATAAATAAATTTTATGAATAAAAGACCCAACACTCCAAGTAACAATAAAGACACTAATATCATACCTATAACTTGCCATGCTGCTTGATATGGATCACTACTTAATATAGCCATATTGTTTATTCGCAAGATACAAAATAAAGTCAAATAATAAATGAGTATATACTCTTCATCAACTACATGGGGAGGGCAATGTGCCTCAACACATCAAAGTCCTATTAATGTATCACAATCTTCTGCTAAACCTTGTGATTTATTATGTGATCTTGTTTTTGATAATGTTTTTATTCCACAAGCAAATGTTATGGTTTCAGATGAAGGAATAGTTCTTCAAAATACTCCTGGATTAGGATCATGTAAATTTAATGGTGAAGGATATACATGTACGAATTTATTAGTTACACATCCAAGCCACCATACAATTGAAAACATTCAAGCAGATGGTGAAGTTGTAGCAGTTTTTACAAATCCTTCAGGAAAGATTTTATGTGTAAGTTCATTATTTAGAGTTAATCCTGCCGAGTCTGATTCATCATCATTTTTTAATTCTTTTATTCCTTACGCTAATCCTGGAGTAGAATATACCCCTGTAAGTTTAGGTGATAATTGGGGACTATTTAAAATGGTTCCTTCAGCAGGACAATATTTTGTTTATGAAGGTTCATTAATAGTTCCTCCATGCTCACAATGTACATGGGTAGTTTTTAAATCTATGATTAATATTGATTCTAATAATTTTGCTCTTTTAATCAAAAATGTAGCACCTGGTTCAAGACCTCTTCAATCTTTAGGTGATAGAGAAGTTTATTTCAATGATACTCAACAATTAGCTGGTGGTCCTATGCCTCATGATAATAAAGCTTATATGCGTTGTAAAAGAGTAGCAAAAAAAGGTGGAGATGTAAAACCTGTATCTAAAGCTCCTTTGGGACAAGAAAGTGATAACAAGAAAAAAGGACATTTAGATAAAGTATCAGATTGGGCGTCCGAACAAATAGCAGAGAATGGAATTATTGCTTTAATAGATATAGTAATTTTATTTGTTACTGCTTTTTATGGATGGAAATACGCAAATGATTCTTTTACACAAGGTTCTACATTGAAATTTGTGATAAAATTTTTTGAATGGATTGCAGGATTAATAAGATCATTATTTGGATTTAGTTAACGCTTATCTTCCCAACATGTTTGGTGAGAAGGTTTTTCTTCTCCTCCCCATACAGTTTCTTCTTCTTGAGGAGCATCAGGATCACCATATTTTTCAATTAATGTAAGTTCTTTCTTTTGTTTCTTTACTCGTTCTACTTTAATCCATTCATCTTCTTGCTGATTAGGTTTTTGAGGAATAGGTTGTTCTTCTTCAAATCTATTACACTTTTCAAATGTAGGAATAATTATAGGTTTATATGTTTGTTTATCTTCAGGCATTACAGATTTTTTATAATCATCATGCATTTTCCATTCGGATGCTAATTCGGCAAATGTTGGTCCTTCAAATTTTTTAGGTATACGAAGTTCTTTTGTTACTAGTTTCGGATATTCTTCTTTAGTTGCCTCCATTTTATTAAGAAATACAATAATTTTTTTCGATCCGTTTTGAACGAAAAACGAATTACGTATTAGAAATTGTAAAATATATAAATGGTTATTTGTATATCTATAAATTCAAATGGAGGAATAAATGAATTGAATATTCTTCCAAAAGAAAAAGATGTTCTTGAATTTATTCGTAAAAAGTTTAAGAATACATCCATACAATTTCAAGGAAAAATTCAAGACCCTTTAAAAGAATCTTCATGGCTTTCTATATTTGCTTCATCTGAAGGATTAGAAGAAAATATTAATCAACATATTCTTCCATCTCCATTCAACGAAGAAAATTATTACGGTCATATTGTAATTCTCTCATCTGATTCAGAAGAACAAGATGAATATGATCGTCTTAGTAGTTCATATACAAATTTAAAATCTGATTATTATGAACTTTTATATCAAGAATGGACGTTTGATTCGGAAGAAGAGCAAGAAGAGGAAGAGGAAGAAGAGGAAGAGGAAGAAGAGGAAGAAGAGGAAGTTGGTAATAGACCTGTATTTATATCAAAACCAATTCAACGAAAATCTGAAAATGTATTTGTTGATTGTGCGATTCGTCAAAAAGTCATTGAGAATTTCAATGAACTTCTTGAAAATAATGAACTTTCGAATCAATTAGAAGAATCTTTATTACATGTAATTAGTGATCAAGCAATTAAAGAAAATATGGATATTGATTGGTCTAATCGTGTATTTTGGAATATGTATAGAAGTAAAGCAATTACGCTTTATGAAAATCTGAAAGGATTTGGAAGTTACGTTCAAAATAATGAAGATTGGATAACAAAAATTAAAAAAGGCGAGATAAGTATTCGTGATTTTGCTGAATTATCGGCAGTTGAATTATGTCCAAAAAGATGGAAAGATGCTCTTGAAAAACAACTTGAAAATGAAAAGAAACTTCAATCTAAAAATAATACTGCCTCCATCTTTATGTGGTGTTCAGGATGTAAAAAGAAATCTAAATGTGATTATTATCAAATGCAAACTCGTTCTGCTGATGAACCTATGACTACATTTATGAATTGTT